CTCCTGCTCGTCTCCGAGAAGTACGCACAAGAGTACTTGGAGCCAGGACTTCGATTTATGTGAAACTTGTGTCGGCGTCATGGCCCGTTCCCAACAGCACCGTCATGCGCCTTACGAACCTCCAGGACTAATTGTCGGAAGGCAGCGCGAAGGGTTTTCTCCAGCGTGTCGAAGCGCCCTTCAATCTGCGACGAGGTTTCACTCACCGTCCGCTGCACCGAACTCAGCACCAGGGCCATTGAGTCGAGCTGGGATGCGTAACTCTGGTCGATCTGGAGCCCTTCGCGGAGCTGGTCCTTTGCTTCGGCGCGCGCTTCCTTGATCCCCTCCCACAGCGTACGGATCGCCAGCCCAGCCGGCACGTAGCCGGCGAGAGCGATGGCGAGAGTGACGCTGTCGGTATCCATGATCAGGGAGGCGGATCAGGCGGGTCAGGCGTTACCTGGGCGGCCGCGGTTGCTGCTTCCGCCTGCCGGGTGATCGCGTCGATGACGGCGGCCACCTCACGGTAGGGGCCCGTGCTCAGGCAACCGAGTGTCACCTGGAGCTGGGCCCGGGTGAGCGTGACCGTGAATTTCTCGGGGACGGTCATCGCCAGGTCGACGTTGGCTGCTTCTTTCGGGGGCATGTCGGGATCCTCATCTGTCGGGGTTATGGGTATCGCAAGTCTACCGGACCAGCACCACGGCACTGCCGGCGCTCCAACCATTCGCATCACTCGTGACAATTTGAATGCGGTCCAGCGGGCCGCCCGTCAAGGTCTTGGTGCCGGTGGCCTGCGAGAACATATAGCTGGGTGAGCCGCCCGCGTCAAACATGGCGTATGTGGAAACGATCGTGTACGAGTTGCTGGACGTGCTTTGACGGGTGATAACGATCTCGCCATGCCCAATAGCAATCGAGGACATGTCCCCCGCAACAAGGTGCCGATCCGTCGAGGACGCGAACGTGCTCGCCGCATCGCTGTCGACATCGTAAGTGTTGCAAACGTAACCCGTGCTCTCGATACCGCCGCTGTCCCCGAGGCGCACCCCGACGTTCCCACCACCGTCGAAGTTGAAATTGGCAACGACGATGCGGATCTCTATGTGGTTTGACCGGATCCCGGTGATGTCGTTCGTGCCCCCGCTACCGAATCCCGGGAACGACGTGTCCGTGAGCACCTGCGTCGGGAGTACCGCCACGCCGTCGTCGTATAGGGCCGCGGCGTTGATGGTATCTGGACCCTGGCTTCCCCCCGTGGCAGTCGGGGTGTAGACACCCGCGTCTGCCGCAATGGTCAACGCCGACAAGCCGCCGGAGTGGAGCGTCGTGACGTCGCCCGCACGCGAAAAAGCGATCGGGAAGTTGCCCGTAGTCGTGGTTGTGTTGTCCAGCAGCAAGAGTGCGGCCGTCGTATCGCTGCTCTGCAGAGCAAGCACACTATTGGTGGCCCCCGAGTTGATCGTCACGTGAGCCGTGGCGGCAGTGGTCCCGATCGACAGGGTGCCCGCGTCGGTCAGGCGCATCAGTTCGGCGGTGGTTTCGTCGTACCACCGGCAGGAAAAACTGTTGCCTCCTAGGATTTGACGAGTCCTGAGGGCACCCGATGCTGTGGGGGAGGCGCACTGAAAATACACGTAGCCGTCTTCTGAACCGCTTGTGACATCTACCGCAAGCCCCCCGAGTACCCCAAAGTTCGTAAGGGAACCCGCAGCGTTCCGTCCCCGGAGAAGGATCGCCCCAAGCACATCATTGGCAGCCCCGGTCCCGTGGTTTCGATCGAGAACCAGGTATGGCCCAGGCCCTGCTCGTGTCGCGAAAGTCGAGGTAATTCGCGCACCGATGTTGGACGCAGTCAAGGAGTCGAAGGAGTAACTTGGGGCGAGCCCAAACCCGAAACCTGCTGCGTTGACGTACGCAGTGGTGACGCCCCCGACAACAAACCTAAACTGGTCATCCGAGGGAGAGGCCAGGTAGGAGTCCCCGTCCGAGTCGATCGCGCAGCGAGCCACGTTGTTGGCCGCATCAATCTGAAACACCGGAACACTCTGCGCACCGTCGTAGGCGCGGTACACCGCGTTGGCCGCGGTCGTGTCCGCCCACAGCATCCACGTGGCGACGTAGGAGGGGGCTGTAGAGCCGCTATGCATCGTGTGAACCGCAGACTTGAAATCATCCAGGTCGGATGCCAGCGCAGTTCCGCTTTTGGTATCGGGGTTGATGGTTCCCCAGTCAGCTTGGCTCATTGTCAGGTTCCTCGTTCGCGGCCGTAGCCGACTGCTTGCCAATCGAAGGTACGCACAACGGTGCCCCCACCTGAGTCCAGGAACTGGATGTCAAATCCGGTGCGAGACTTGTTGGTGACCACCCAGTAGTCGCCCTGCTGCATATCCTGCGCGTTGACGGTGACCGACTTCAACGTGTGGAACGCCGGGCTGAAGGCGATACTCGTCGCCCCCGTACCGACGCTCGACAGGTCGTTGTCCGTGAGCACCGAATCCCGGATCTGGATGCACGCGCCGACCTCGCTCGCCGTGGGCGTCACCAGCAGGCCTGTCGATCTCAGCGTGAATCGGAACTTGAGGTATCGCGCAGTGTATTCCCCGGCGACTATCGGCTGGTAGTCGGTGAAGCTGGTGGGGGTGCCCGATGCTTCCAGGCTCCAAGCCATCTCAAGGAACGACGACACATTGTCGGTACTGCTTCCGGGCACAGACCCACTGAGTGAACCGACCGATGCTAAAGTGGCCCAGTCCGCCATGAAGTTGACGTTGGAGTTGAACCCGAGGTCGAGGTGTGCGAGCACCTCCACGGTATAGACCCCGCCGAGGTCAACGTCGTTCGCGGCAAACTCGTACGTTCCTTCCGCCAGATACCCGTTGGTGTCAGAGTCCAATTCCAGATCTCCTCCGGCATTCACCACCACGTCCGTGAACGTCCCGTACCAGAAAGGGTGTTCCGCGACATTGATGATGATGTTGCTGGGCGCCGCATCTTCGAGGCCCGCGTTGACGAACAAGGCATTGATCGACTTGTTCCCGAGGTAATCCACCGCCTTGATCGCGTAGCTTCCCGTGCGCGACCGCACCGGAAACGACTCGGAGTGATGCGCCACGGCTTCGTCCACCGGAGACATGGACTGCCAGGTCGTGACGTTCTGGTTCGGGTGCCACCGGATCTCGAAGGCTTCGAGGTCGAGCGGCGGGTTCGGGTAAGTCCAGCTCAAGAAAGCAACCGCGGCATTCATGTCGATGCTGAAGGAGGATACGTCCGGCGGGTTGGCGACTGCGCCGATGACGACGTGGTTGCTCACCTGCACCCAGTTGGACGGTGATCCCACGGCGTCGATCGCGCGCGCGGCCACATCGTAGCTCGCAGCGGACTCCACCGGAGACGCTATGATGGTCCGCGTATCACTGGACACGGACGGCGAGTACACCCAGCGCCCCGGCCCGGTGCTGAGACGCCACCGCACCTGGAACGCCGCGGTAGCCGTCACGCCCGCGGCACTCGGCTCCGCGACTCCGGGTTGGATGTAGACCTGGATCCCGAGCTGCACCAACCCGTCCGTGGTTCTCCTCAGAGCACGCTCGTCGCTGACGACATCGGTGATGTTTGGCGACGGCGGCCCGGTGAGACTAGAGGAGACGGGTGCTGAAAGCGTCGATGTGTACGGCGGGATCACCGTGTCCGCATCGTATATGGCTTCGTTGTAGGGCACCGCCGAAACAGTGACAACGAGATCCCCGGTTGTTTCGAGATCGGTGATCAGTAGCTCTACACTCTCGATGCCCGCTTCCCCGAAGAGGAACAGGTCCCCCGCAGCCACCCCGGTTGCATCGCCCACGGTGATAGATTCAGAACGGCCCGCCACCGTTGTCACCGTAGTGCTATGTGAGGTCCCGTCACTCAGCCGGATGCGGACGCTGTAACTCCCGCCCGCATCCATGTCCACCGGCTCATCCAGCCCTAAGACCGATCCCGCCACACTCGATATGCGGCCCTGGTTCAATCCAATCTGCGGAACGTCATGGCTAAATCGAATGAGGTCCCCCCGCGTGGCTACGAGGTTCTCCATGTCGACGTCAAAGCGAAACCGTTCCGGCCGCAGGCGTATCCCGGCAAGGTAGTACCGCGTGAGCTTGTAAATGTTGTCCGGCCGAGTTATCCCCGGAAGCTCAAGGCCCTCGAAGATGGTGGCGGACATCTCGTCGTAGCCGTCGTCGTAGACGATACGCTCATCTTCGCGATAGTCCTGCTCCTCGTTGAAGAACCGAACCCGGTACGCGTGAGGCGGCTCCGGGAAGATGATCTGCCCGGAGAAGTTCCGCGTATTCCGCGGTGAAAAGTGCTGGACGACCGTGGTCCGAGGTTCGTCTATGATCACCCCCCACAACGAATCCCGCCGCGTGGGAGAAGCACGCCCCGCTGCGGCAATGTCCCGGAGCAACTCACGAACCGACACCCGGAAATCGATAACCTGGTTGAAGGTGAACCCTTTGTTGGCACAGAACTCGTACCAATCCGCAAGGTTCGTTTCGTCAATGGCCGCACTCGTTACTCGATTAGCATTCGCATCACACGTCAGCACATATCGGAACAAGGCGGCCGGGTTGTTCGTCGTCGTCGGCGTCCCCCAGGAGCTTCCGCTCCAGATCTCACACTGCGAAACGATGACCCCGTTGAGCTGGTCCACCACTCCGTTGAGCTGATCAGACGCCAGGATCCGATACGCCGACTTGGCTACCCCCGCCACGGCAACTGGATCTTCGTTAGTGAAGCTGCGCAGCGCCGTCCAAACGCTCGCGTCTCGCACCACCGCCCCATCGGGATGGGTGCTCGTAGTCCTCGCACGTACGCGAACGTCGTAGGTGTTGCGGGTCACCACGCTCCGTGTGGCGTACCGTTTCACTTCGGTTGTTGAATCCGTGATTGTTAAATTCGCAAGAGATAGCCAGATGCCTCCCCCTGTTGGCCGGTAGTCGGCCTGCAGTTCAACGGATACGGGGAACCTGTCAGGGCTGTCCGACCGGAAGTGCACCAAGCCTTGCGGGAAGGTCACGGTTATCCCGATCTCGTCGGTGTTCAGAGCCGTCGTCCGGGTTTCGTAAGCCGGGTAGTTTTCGAGCGCGATCGACAGGTTCTCTTGAGACGCATCCTGCGGATACAGCGTAAGGGTATCCAAGGTGCCGGTGAGGTCGTTCTCCTGCTCGACATCCGTGAAATTGCCGATCAACGTATTGCCGATCTTTACGGTCGACAGGCTGACAGGTCCGTATCCCCAGATGACCACGAACCTTAGGTATTGGTCGTCCCCAGAGACTTCGGTGTACGGCAAGGCACCGTACGCGGGGACGTATCGATGCACCCCCAACACCATGGGAATCGGCCGGTAGGGCGTAGCACTGTTGCGAGCCGAGAGGATGCTGAACGTCGGGCTTTCGGTCCCGCTCGCACCCCGCGGGCCCGCCGCCCGCGCCACGGTCGACGTCACCGCCGGGGCGGTACGTGCAGTAATCGCATTGGTGGGGTTCGACGGGGCGAAGAGTGCGTTGCCGACGAAGCTAATCGCCGTGGAAACCGCAAACCCGACCAATGACCCGACGATCAAACTTCCGGCCACCGTGGCTACCGCATTAGCCGCGAAAGCCCCGCCGATAGCCGCAACGAGGGGCACCGCGGGCAACTGCGGCATGACCTTGACGTAGACCGTCACCCCCGGCTTGGCGCGCACATGCGCCCGCAGCGCCGGGGGGACGATCCCGTCCTCTATGAAAACGAACGCGCAGTCCTGATACGCGGGATCCGGTATCAAGTCGTCCAGCAAACCCTGGATCGTCTCACGGCTCTCATCGCGCGTGCTCAGGTGCAGCGCCCGCTCGCTGAAGGGGTCGAGCTTCGCGACGACGTTATACACGCCAGGCTCCGATGACACGCCACCGCGCGCGCGGACTACGCCGGTAGTCCTCGACCACTGCACAGGTCCCCTGTTCCACGTGGAGCACCTGTCCCGGCTGCGTGACGATTCCCACGTGCAAGGGCACCCTGCGGCCCTGGTACACGCCCCACATCTGCAGGAGGTCGCCCGCGCGCTCCTCCCCCAGCGGGACGGTGGTGGCATGCGCCTTAAACGCCGCAGCCAGCTCCCCGTCCGAAGTCTTCGCCACCACGTGCTCCACGTCGCTTTCGCGCGGGAGGGTGACCCCGAAGACCTCATCAAGAACCATGCAGACGAGGCCCCAGCAGGACACGCCGTCTCGGGCGGACCCGCCCCAGCGGAAGGGTGTCCCCACGTACCCGTTCCACCACCCCGGTGCCGGGCCGGCCATCAGAACACGCCTGGCGTGGTCGACGGCGTGAACGACAGCGCAGGGAAAGGCTCTGTCAGAAAGCTCTCGATGGTCAGCGCAAACGCCATCGTTGTCGCGTTGTAGGAGATGTCGGCCATCTCGAAGTCCGACCACTCGATCAAAACGGTGTCTGGGTCGTCATACTCCACTAGATGGATCGTCACGAGCGCCCGCTCGCGGCTACCCGCGATGGTGCGCAGCTCTTCGATCAGTAGACGCGTCACATTGGTGATGGTGACCCGGAACACCGGTTCAAGCTCCTCGGTGTCCGCCGGCAACACAATCGTGAATGGGAAAGCTGTGAACGTGTTGCTGTTGCTGACCACATCCTGCGTGTTGTTCACGACGCGCACCGCAGTGAAAGACGAGTGCGTCACGGTCAGCAACACCAGAGGGAGGATGCTTGTCGTCTGCGCGTTGAACGCCTGAACAATCGTCGTAGGGAGAGTGCGGGCCATATCAGGGCACCCGTTCCAAACTCACCGACGCACGCCAGAGTGCTGCGCCCGCGGCGCCCCCAACCAACGCCTCGAATTGTGGCGGCGCGGTGAAGCGGAAATCCTGTGTGCTCCCATCGAGGGGGTCGATGTAGTCGAACGCCGCCGATCCCTGCTGCGATGTCGTCACGTAGAACGTCTCAAAGGTCGCTCGCTGCGCGGCCGTCATCAGCATCGTCCCCGAGAAGAACCGCGAGGTCGCGCTGAATCGCCTACGCTGCTTGGGCGGCCCGATATCCGTATCAAACCGCAGGAGGCCGGGCTGCCGTGTCTCCTGCGCGCCGATCTCCAGCGTCTGGGGCAACGACACCGGCCATACTATCGCCGCCACCTGTCAGCCCCTGGAGCCCAGCGCGGGTCCGATGGCGAACGTCTTACGGATGGCGTGGAACACGGGCCCTCCACTGCTGATGTCGCCGGCCACGGCGCGCTTGATAAGGATGTCGACGCCGTCCGCGGACTGGCGGCTCTCCACCTCGCCCCCGGACTCGTTGGTGATGTTCACCACCACGCGGGATCCCCCACCCCCGGACACGCCTAGACTACCATCTGAGCCCCTGCGCAGGGGGAGAATAGCCTCGGCACCCGCTTCTCCGGCAATAACCATGGACGGTCCGCCGAGGACCGTCCCCTTTGCCGCCTTCGGGAAGTTCGCGAACGCCTCGGGCCCGGTGAGGCCGGGGGTAGTGGCGATCCCGGGCGTAGGCCCCCCGAAGCTGCTCGTCAGACCACCCAGCAGGGTGGACAGGATCCCCGACCCCGCCTTCGCCAGCGGCTGCGTGACGCTGTCCTGGAGGATGATCCGGCTGATGTCTGAGATGATGCTGTTCGCCATCTCGCGGAACGCATCGCCCACCGACTTGGTGCCCTCGATGAAATCGAAGAAAGGGTCCGTTGCCCGGTTGAGGGAGAACTCCAGCACCTCGCCCAGGGACACCGCCGCCCGCTCCAGCTTGCGGAAGGCCTCCAGGCTCTTTTCCACAGCGCGGTCCTCCTGGCGTTGATACTTCTCTACCGCGCGAGCCTCCTGCTCGGCCAGACGCTCTCTGTCCGCAGCAGCCTTGACCGCGTTGTCGAACCGGGTCTTCTGCGCCTCGAACGCGTCCTGCGTGAACTGACCCTCGACGCCGCTCCGCAGCTTCTGCATCTTCTTGAGGTGGTCGGCCTCGGCCTTCTCCAGGGCCTTGCGAACCACGTCAGCCGCCTTCAAACGATCCTTGTCTGCTCGCTCCGCAGCCTTGCGTGCCTCCTCGACCCGCTTCTCCGCCGCCTTGAAGCGCGCTTCCTGCTGTGCCGCCACGTCATTGGTGAACTTCCCTTTCACGTTTTCCGCTGCACGCGCAAACGCCAACTCATCCCGCGCTTTCTTCGCGGCCTCCAAGGCCTCGTTGGCTTTCGCGATCTCTTCACGTGCTGCAACCACCTGCGCATCAAGGGTGCCCGCTACCCCCACACCGAGGGGATCGTCCAATCCGCCACCCACGCCCGCCTGAGACTGCAAGTCTATGATCCGACGCTCGGCAGCTTTGATGGACGCGAGCGCATCCAACTCCTCGTTCGATAGCCCCGTGCGGATCCGCTCCAGTTGCCGGTTCGCTTCCTGCGTGGACTTCACCAGCTTCTTCATGGCCTCGTCCAAATCCAGGACCTTCACCGCCATGTCGTCAGCGTCGTTGCCGCTGTCGAACAGCAACGTGCCCAGAGCACCCAGCGCCGCGAGGGCCACGCCGATCCCCGCGCCCATGGCGCCGAACCCCGAGGCCAACTGCGGGAGCTGCTGGCCAAGGGTGCGGGATACGGACGTCCCCGCCGTTAACTGGACGATGATGTCCTGGAGCTGGAAGGAGACATTCTGCGAGGTGTTGCGAAACCGGCGCTGCGCGTCACTGACCTTCTGGTATCCCTCCGCAGCCGCGTTACCCGCCTTCCTAGCCCGGCTCTGGGCCGCCGATACCCGGTCGGTCGATTCAGCAACCTGCTCCGTTGCCGCGGCGACCTTATTCAGGTCCGCGGTTGCTTGCTGCGCGCCGTTGGTCTGGATCTGGATCCCGACTTTCGCTACGTCAGCCATTGACCACCTCCTTGAGCCAGAGCAGGTCCACCTGCTTGATCAGGGACACCTCCCACGCGCGGAAGTCCACCTGCGTGAGAGCCGCGTAGGCCGCAATGTCCGTGAAGGTCAGCGGGTTTGGCGACATGCCGTAGGTGCGACCACTGTTCAAATCCACGAAAATGCCCCACAGATACAGCATCTCCGGTGGGATAGGCTCCCCCTGCAGCTCATCCAGGACTTCCCCGGTCTGACGCTGAATCGCTTGCAGATGCTCACGGACAGTGATCCCTTTCCCGTCCTTACGCGTCAACCGGAACTCGTGCTCGGCGGCTGCGATGAATCGGTCGACGCGACGTCGAAAAAACCGGACCTCCGGTGGACCACCTCATCCACCTGAGTCTTGATCCACGGTTGCTCCTGGTACAGGCTCTGCGCCGCTTCCGCGGTGCATGCCGGGTGCTCCCCATGCACCTGGACATTCCAGTCGCGGGTAAGCGCAGCCAGCAAGATGAGCCCCTCTTCCTCCGTTTCCTCGAAGCCCATCCGCACGTCCTGCCCCGCCTCCACTCGGACCCGGCGGAACTCGAACATGTTCTTGCGGTACTGCGGAGACTCGGAGCCGTAGACTTCGATCCACATCGGAGCCCCCTGATCATCCACCAGGGGTTCGTCGGTCAGCGGGTTGGTCAGCACGGCTCGGGCCGTCTGACGCTGCGTGATGCTTGAGAGATCCATGCCTGCCTCTGTCGGGGAAATGTCGGGGAGGGGTGGCACCAGCCCCCGACGCGCCAATGCCACCCCTACGCACCGAATTCTTAACTACGCGTCAACCTCAGGTTGGTAGTGGTCGCCGCGTCATAGACGGCCACGAAGGGCAGCGACACCAGCCGGGACTGCGGGCTGGACACCGGCACCGCGGCGCCGTTGTACCGCACCGCGGGGAACGTCCACGCATGCGACCCGCCGGAGGCCGAGTCGGTCAGGTTCAGTACGATCGCGCTCTCCGTTTCGTTGAGGAACTTGTTGATCAACGTGGCGTCCTGGTAGTACGCCGTGACCGTCCCCGCGACCTCCGCACGTCCGAACTCCAGCTGCGGCGTGGTCTGCGCCCCGACCGTCATCGTCGGAGCCAGGCTGTTCGTCAGCGTGAAATCCATGGCGGAGATGATGGCGATAGCTACCCCGCCCTCGGTGATGGCACCACTGAAGCTGTCGAACGGCTCATTGCCCGAGGCCGCGGTCGGCGTAGCGTCGAGCGTGACCGCCGTCTGCGTCATGTCCTTGCCGACCATGTTGAAGGTCGCCTGCACCATCTGGTCCGGGGCCACCGAGACGGCCATGGCGCTGACCCCGCAGCCGGTGAACTGCCTGAACTGAGTGATATCGGCCGCCCCGTCCTCGATGGTAAGGAACTGCTGCGACGTACCGATGTCGAGCACCCCGTTGGAAGCGAACGTGCTGAAGAACGCCGACTCGATGAGATCATCGAAGTCGCCGTAGCGGAGATCGGCCACAATGTCCCCGAGAACCGAACGGTTTCCGTGCCGGTTGACCCGGGGCATACGGTCGCTCTGCAGGTCGTTGCCCTCGATCACCGTCTTGCTCAGGTCCAGCGTGTGCGACGTGAACGGGATCGACTTCATCGCCGGGGCCGAGGGGGTAGCGCCGAAGCTGGGCTCCACCACGTAGGTCAGATCTGTGCGGCTACCTTGTGCGAATGCCATGTCTCTAACTCCTGTAGCTGTACCAGCTTATCGATACCGGCACTTGATACCATGGGCCATCTATCGAGCCCGTTTCGCGCTCCGAGTATCGGAACCGGACGTTGGTCGTGTTCTTCGTCAATGTCACGCCCACCTTGTATCGGTCGCGCACCGCATCCGCCAGAGTATCCGCGGCACTGGGCCCGTCGGCCTCCGGGACGAACAGGTCCACCTGGAACAGCCCCTCGTACAGGAGCTGCGGATCCGACCCGTTCGCTGCCGGCCGAGAGGCCGCCGGTATGAGCGTCATGCGGACCCAGGCGGTTCCGGTCGTCGGCGCGAAGCGCATGTTCTCCCAGGCCCGGTTCGCGGCAGACGGGATCCCCGAGACGTTGGCGATCTCGCTTTCCAGCGCCGCACGGATGTCGGTGTGCGCCGTCATGCGGGCCTGATCCGGGCAATGGTGCGGTCCGCGATCTGGGTCGCCTTCGCGACGGTGGACCGGACGAACGCTCGCGGCGCCATCTTGGACGTGCCGAACTCCACGAACCGTGCATACCGAGCGCCGTTCAAGATGAAGACCGTTTCTACACCCCCCGTGATGGTGGCAACCTCGCCCCGCGCCCCGCCCACGCTCACCGACGTTCCCTGCCGCTCAAAGCCCGGAGTTGCTGTCGTCGCACGCTTGACCGCCGCGAACTGCTCCAGACTGAGCCGTGCGGCCGTGGCCGGCGGAACCTGACCCTTCGGCAGCGTCGGGTCCTTCTCTGAATGCGTGGCGCTGATGGACCTGGCGGGCTCCGCCAAGGAGGACGCCATGTACCACGATGCGCGGAGGAACCCGGTATCTACCGGGGTGGCCCGGATCAGCTCCGCGGTGAAATCCGCGATGAACTCGTTGACCGCGGTGTCCACGTTCCGCCCGGCCTGACGAATGACGCGCAGGACCGTCTCGTTACGGATCTTGCGGATCGGTGTCCGAGGTTTGGCCATTACTCTCTCACCTGGCACTCATAGGCCACTATCGTACCGTCCACCACGATGCGCCGACTCGCCACCACGTTGACCGTGTCGCCTTCGCCCAGGAACTGGTCCCCCGTTCGGGGCTCTTTGGTGAGCGCCACCCCCGCCCCGGTAACCGAAGCTACCAACGCCCGCCGGTCCCCGCGCTCGACCTGTCCCTGGTCAATCTCGCGTGCCGAATATCCGATGAACGCCACCCGGGCCGTCTCGTCGTCCGTGGTCGCGCCGGTCACCGGCCCTCCCGTATCAGGGTCATACGCAGCCTGGGTGGCCCGGCGGAACGTCACGTCGGCACCGTTGGTGTCCAGTAACTGCCGCACGGACCGGCGCATGTCCACCCCGAGGCTCATCCGTGGAACCTCCCCGGCAGGATGACCTTGCGCGCGGCATCCCGGTCCCAGGTCAGCCCGCAATGCTCGACCGCAGCCCGCATGCCGGCCTCCTTCCCGTGCTGGACGAAATCCACCGGCCAGACCTCCACGGCGCCCAGGCTCTCTCGCATCTCCTCGAACCGCTCCAGGTGAGTGTCCACCCACTCGCCCCAGGAGTCCAGCGTATGCCGGCGGGACATGAACCCGGTCCGCATGCAGGAGGAGGCGATTTTGCCCCGGTCCCGGCGTACGATGACCCACTTGGCCCCTGGAAAGGCCTTAGCCCAGATGGGCCACATGAGGCACATCTTGGCCCCCTTGTAAGCGTTGACCCCGGGCTCCACCGCGGCTCGGAAATCGTCTGCCAGGCTCTCCCAGGGCGCGAGCCGGTCGATCTCGGGCAACGGGTCCTGGCACAGCGGGTCGTAGCCCTGCCGGCTCAGGTACGGCTTGACGAGGCCGTCACGCACCGCCCCGTGCTCGACGTTGCCGTTCACCTTGCCGAACTCGGCGCCGCATGCCCTGAAGATGCCCGCGGAGAGGCTGGTGCCGCTCCGGGCGCAGCCGGTGATGAGGATCATGCTGCAGCCCCTGCATCCGTATCGAACGGGGGGAACCACCCCTCCCGTAACGTGTGCGGACGTGGATCCCCGTGAAAACACACGAAGCGAGCCCCCGCGGGAACCCTCCCCTCCGAGCGGACATGGCGCTTATAGCTGATCACCTGCCCGGGGAAGCGGGTCTGCCAGTGGTCCCGCTCCGAGAACAGCGCCTTGTTCGCGAGCCGCTCCTTCCCGCCCTCTGTCCTCGCCGCCCATCCAGCCGGATCCCCGGACACCGCCTCCCAGGCGTGCCCCAGAGTCCCGGCCTCGAACGACACCAGTCCGCCCCCGCTGTGCGTGTCTCGCGCCGCCCTGTCCGGGTTGAACGGCTGTATCCCGCACCAGGGGCCGTCGTAGCTCGTGATGTCCCGCAGGTCGCCAACCACATGTGAGTCCAGATCCACGAGCAACACGCGGCCCTGCAAGCCGTTGTCCGGCTTGTACGCCCAGAACTTCCGCAGGTTCCCCTCCCAGTTCGGGAGGCCGGGGCTGCGCACCTCCACCCCCGGGTGTAGATGCAGCCCCGGGATGTCGGTTACGCAGACGAATCGGTGCTCGGCCCCCAGATGCTCCTGGAACCCTCGGAACAGACGGTTCACGTACTCCGCCTGGCACGGAGTGCCCCAGTCCCCCCACAGCATCGCCACCACCGTGATCATCGCACCTGCACCACCAGCTTCTTGGCGTCCGGGATCTCGCGCTCGATGGTGAAACCGTGCTGCGCCAGAGCCTCGCGCCACCACTCCGCCGACTGCACTATGAGGTGCGCGGGGCGGCCATCCGGGATCCGCC